GTCAAAGACCCCTACCCATGTAAAAAAGAGTAGGCCTCCTAGGTTAAAGGCTGCTTCTCAGCAGTCTCTCCTAAGTAAGTGTGGCCACGATAAAGTGGCCAGCTAAGCGCTCCACAGCTACACGTAAACCAACCGGAGTCGATTCTCATGCAATAATTCTGTAGAATAGCCCTTAGTCCACATTTGCTTATCAACCGTTGCGCGTATGGCTCGCTCTTCACCCTCCGGATCGCTCCGGAAACCGGGTTTAGAGAGGTTCGAGTTCAAATACTGGAGCAATGGGTAACCCGTGAGGCTCACGCCCCGAGGGTAGTACCCATCTAACCGGTTTCGAACCGAATCGCCTTGTACGCCTAACTGAGATAGCAACCGGCCTACATGGTCACCTAGTGCTTCATGCTTCACAGCATTAATCACGCAGTTAACCTGGTATGCCTGCCACCCAGCGTGCCGTATAGGACGGCACTCATCTACATCTGCCCAAAGGCAGCCCGCCATCCCAGGAGGACCCCAGAATGACTTAGGAACAACGTCGCGACACTCGTCAACAACCGATTGCCACGCGTTAACATCCGTTCCATGTTGTCCCGCTAACCACGACATCACGTCGTTGTGCAGCTTGATGATATCACCAATACTGGACGGAACACGTTGTAGGTAAAACGGTTTAACGTCTACACCTTTATAATAGTACCGACCACAGCTCTCCCGAAAAGGCGAGGCGCCATGGTAGGTCTTAGACCGGTTAAATGTGAACCCGGCCCAAATAAAGGTCTCAACCACCTTGTCATGGTGGAAGGCGGGGTAGATTAAATCGTCCCCGAAGACGCTGACAGCATTTGAATTGCCACATGCTGCTTGACATAGAGCATAGAATAAGGCGGTTTCCATTTCAAATGTATAACCATTCCCCATCGTACTCATCTTCTCCCATAGGATAAGGGAGGAGTCCTCTTCATTATAACCGAACCTCTCTCTGAGGTCGTTCATAACTCGAGTCCAAGAGCTTGGGAAGAAGGCATGAATGTGACCAACAGTCACACTATTACTAGCACCGACGAGGTCGCCGGTATTCAGATGGCCTGTGACACTTCCCAACTTCGCAAGAAGCCCATGAACATCTTGGGCATCCGGAAGGAGCAACTTAGCCTTACATCGTTGTAAACGCTGACGGATCAGCGTTCCGACACCCTTCTGGAGGGCGCCATTCCACGTAGCGGGCTTACAAGCCGCCCGATCAGTGTCGATGCGTTTTGGCACTGTGAACACGGTATTGTGGCCAATCACCGAAAACTCTGGAGATTTCCACGCGGGGTGCATGCCATGTGTGCCCGATGACAATTGAAGCCTATCACCGTAACACCAATGACGATACGCCATACCGTAGGGTAGAGCTGACGCAGTTATGTGGGTGCTAACCCACTTATTTGACCTGTGTGCGGCTTTGCGCGGCATTTCAGTCGTTGCACCAGGTGTAAAGTCAACACAAAGCGGCAATTCTTCCCACGGGAACTCCCCTAGGATACTGTGAAGTATCTGTCGGGCCCGTTTGAAGACTTGCATAACATGATGGGGAACAGTACAACTACCTTCCTCCAGATTTGGAATCCTGGAGAACAGTGTATTTGTATACTTGCACCCAACTTCAGAATCGTAAAGATCCTGAAGCGCCGCCATCCGGCGGTCTTCAGCAGTTATATCGGAGGAACCAACCCAACGTTTCAACACACATGCGTCTAGGTACCGTTGTCTGAATGACATAGGATCCATACGTTCATTTGCATCAAATTGTAAGGCCTTAAGGCGCCCCGTCGTTACCTCCCCCATGGAAATGGGTAAGGCACGATTTAACGCTTCATGTAACCGTTTCAGGCGCTCCTGCGTCGGACGTCGGATGAATGCAACCTTACTGTGTGGTTTCCCACCGCGGTGAGGCTTATGGTTGGCAGACTTGTCAAGCATATGATTCTCCAATTGCGCTACAGTCGGGATGACTGCAGCAGGCTAGTCACGTTTCATCATTACGTCACGGTGACGCAATGACCAGGCTCTCAATGCTATCAGTTACGATGGCATTTGTCATGAGAGACTGTAGACGAGCCTTGACGTCCGTACGCTCCGCCGCAGTGATACTCGGCGGGAAACGCACCTCAACAGTCGCGTACGTGGTGTACTTGACTTGACCGGCGCAGCCACACGGGCTGTCGTCAGGTACCAGGGTAGGAATAGCGAGATTCCACTTGACAATAATCTTCTTCGCTGCGGAAGTAACCCGTCCCGTTAGGAACGAGAATCCGGCGAAGAGGCCAAGTGAACGCTCTACCCAAGTTGCGGGGCGCGAGCCCGGCTCACCTGCATAGGTCTTAGAGTTTAGAACGATGGAAGACATGTTATGTGTCCTTAAAATTTAATGATCGGAGGACCCGACCGGGTTCGCGACCCCACTAATGTGGTTAGAGCCGCGATGCTATTTGCCAACTGGGAAACCCCCAGGTCGAACTTTGAACTCGGCAGCAAAGGCGGAAACACACCTCCCGTAACCACCGTCCGGTTGAACCGAAACGAATGGAACAGCACTGCTGATTTCATGGGATCGATGGCGACTGGCCCATTTAATGTCTCAACGGAGTACCCGCTAACGACATTTGCTCTTGCAATACTTGAACACGATCCCTCCAGAAATTGGCATCTCTGGCCAGCGATGAGGCTGCGAAGCCACTCACTGGTATCGGTGACATAATCTGCCATCCAACTGAACCGGGTCAAGTTCCACGCGACAAGCGCGGGATTGTAAAGCCCAAGCTTTTCAGGGAGTGTTGGATTGAGGGGTATCTTATAGCGACATGAATAGCTCACTTTAAGGGTCTCAACCACCTTAGCATAACA